TCGTAGGTCTGCTCTTATTAGTCTCAGTGATCTTGGTGATGAGCAAATGCGACAAGCCAAGTCAGGAGCATGGTGGGAAGACTATGCCCATAGATCCCTCGCAAATAATTCAGCCAATTATCACTCCAAACCAGACACAGGGACTTTCCTTAAAGAATGGGCTTCCCTCTATGAGTCGAAGTCAGGAGAACGTGGTATCTACTCTTCGTTCAATGCAAGAAAACAAGTCGAGCGATTTGATTATCGAGAACCTAGAGATGACTTCGGGACGAATCCATGTTCTGAAATCATTTTAAGACCTCGTGAATTTTGTAATCTTTCTGAAGTAGTTATCCGAGAGGGAGACAAGGAAAAGGATCTCTTAAGAAAAGTTGAGTACGCTACCATCTTAGGTACATGGCAGAGTACATTAACAAACTTTAAGTACATCCCTAAGAAGTGGAAAGAAAACTGTGAGGAAGAGAGGTTACTCGGTGTGTCATTAACAGGGATAATGGATAACAAACTAACGAGTAATCCAGATCCCAAACTACTTAACAAGATGAGAGACTATGCTAGAGAAGTAAATGAAAAATGGGCCAATACTCTCAAGATTCCAAAGAGTGCTTCAATCAGTTGCATCAAGCCTTCGGGTACAGTTTCACAACTTTGTGATTCTGCTAGTGGCATACACTCTCGTCATAGTGATTACTACATACGCACTGTACGAGGGGATAACAAAGACCCTATTACGCAGATGATGAAGGACCAAGGGGTACCTAACGAACCCGATGTGATGAAAGCTGACACAACTACTGTGTTCTCATTCCCCATTAAATCTCCAGAGAATAGTATTAAGAGAGATGATATGAGTGCATTGGAGCAGTTAGAAATGTGGAAGGTTTACCAAGAGCATTGGTGTGAGCATAAACCCTCGGTAACTATCTCAGTAAAAGAGGACGAGTGGACTTCAGTAGGAGCATGGGTTTACGACAACTTTGATTCCGTTAGTGGTATATCTTTCTTACCACATTCGGATCATGTTTATAAACAAGCACCCTACCAAGAGTGTACCAAAGAAGAACACGATGCCTTACTAGAAAAAATGCCTCAGTTAGAGTGGGATAACCTATCTTCTTATGAGCAAGAAGATTACACAACTTCATCACAAGAACTAGCATGTACGGGTAATTCTTGTGAAATCATCTAATGGACATAGTAGGAAGAAATGGCTTTTACAATCGGTGAAACAATTTCAAAGGAACTTGTAGACAAGTTAAAAGAAAAGTACCCCAATCAACTACCGAGTACCATAGTAGAGAAAGAACAGTTGGCTTATACCTTAGGTCAACAATCGGTAGTCAACTATATAGAAGATTTATACGAGAATCATGTGCGGTCCAGCCCCTAGTCCACCAGCGATGCCTACTATTATAGCACCTCCCCAGATGCCTACACCTACTTCTTTTAGGAGAGAGGTGAAGACACCAGTGCTAAGTACAAATGTCAGAGGTGAAGACATGACTCCTAGTGAAAAACTTAAAGGTATTAAATCTGGATTCTCACAATTCAGAGTGAAGAGTCCCTTAAAAATAAAATAAATTATGTTTAGTGACGTATCCGTACACCCTATTGATTCACATGAGGTGTATAAAGAGGTTATGGAAGCAGCGATTGCGGATGGTCATGGGCCATATATGCCCACACATTACGTTATGAAAAATGGAATAGTAATAGGTGCATTTAGTACTCAGAGTCCAACAGTTCATTGGTGGATGAGTGAGAAACACGCATCGAGAAAAGATTCATTATTAGCATTTCAATCGTTAGACACCCTAATGACTAATTTAAATTGTTCGGAGTACTTAATACCCTGCGAACCTGAATCTCCTTACTATGACTTAATGAACAAAAGATTACCTGATGCCCACGAAGGAACTACTGGTGGACATTGGAAACTATTTAGAAGGAAATTATAATATGGGTGGTGGAGCAGGAAAAGTTGTTGATGAAACAACTAAAATAGTAAATAAAGCTAGTGGAGGTAGGACGGGCCAGACGGACCTAGAATCCCAAGGTAAAAAAATAGATAAGCATTACATGGATCAGACCAATGTAGATGATCAAATCCAAGGTGGGATGAGACATGCTCATGATGAAGTAATGAAAGGTCCAGGTGATAAACATGCTTTAGCTGTAGCTAGTGATTGGGTCGGTCATTGGATTGGCGAAACATCTAACTTCATAGCAGGAGATCCGAGAGGAAAAAATAGGGCAGCGAGGCAGAAAAAACAACAACAGCAACAAATGCAAGACCTCCAAGATAAGCTAAATGCTGCTTCTCAATCTTATGGGCAAGATAAAGCTAAAAAGAAAAAGAAAAAAGGTTTACTCGCTATGAATACACCATCTGCTAAAGCATCTAGGTTTAGGAGTGGCAAGCGTAGATTTCGTGTGAGACCTGGAAGTGGCACAGGAGTCAACGTAGCAGGTTCAGGTGGTTCAACAGTAGGAACAAGTTAATAAATAAATATGGTAGATAAAATAGAAGTTAGCGATGACCAGAGTTACCCTACTGGTACAATAAAAGGTAGGTACACTACTTGTTACGCAGAGAGACAACCATTCTTAGAACGTGCTAGGGAAGCAGCAGAGATTACTATTCCGTCACTTCTACCTCGTGAGGGTCACACTGGTGCTAACTTCTTTTCTCAACCTTTCCAGAGTGTAGGTGCTAGAGGAGTAAACAACCTAGCATCGAAGTTACTCTTAGCACTCTTACCTCCTAACTCACCTTTTTTCAGGTTAACAATAGATGACTTTGATTTACAAAACCTAGTAGGTCCAAACCAAAGAGGTGCAGTAGAAGAAGGTTTAGCACGTATTGAACGCTCTGCGATGCAAGAGATCGAAGCGAGGGCAATACGAGTGCCTGTCTTTGAAGCATTGAAACACCTAATAGTCACAGGAAATGCTCTCGTGTACATGCCTAAAGAAGGTGGTATGCGTGTGTTTCGCTTGGATCGTTATGTGGTCAAGCGTGATGCAATGGGGAATGTCCAAGAGATCATTACTGTAGAATCTCTTAGTCCTTTAATGTTACCTGAGGAGGTAAGATCACAAATCACTACACCCAATTCCGATTACGGACAAAAGAATTACGATCTTTACACTTGTGTCAAGAAGACAGAATCAGGATGGGAAGTAAGACAAGAGGTCGAAGGACAAGAAATCGAAAGTTCATACGGAACTTACAAGGAAGACAAGAATCCATTCATACCATTGAGATTCACGAGGATTGATTCAGAGGACTATGGACGAGGATTTGTAGAAGAGTATATTGGTGACCTCAAAAGTTTAGAAGCATTGACTCGTTCTATTGTTGAGGGATCGGCTGCTGCTGCGAAAGTACTCTTCATGGTGAGACCTAATGGTACCACCAAACTTAGGTCACTCGCAGAGTCACCCAATGGTGCCATTGTACAAGGGGCAGCAGAGGATGTCTCAGTATTACAAGTAAATAAGTTTAATGATTTTAGGGTAGCACAAGAGGTAGCGAGACAGATACAAGAACGGATCTCGTTTGCCTTCTTACTCAACTCCGCAGTACAGAGACAAGCGGAGAGGGTAACCGCAGAGGAAATTAGATTCGCTGCTCAGGAATTAGAGATGGCATTAGGTGGTGTCTATTCCGTGTTATCACAGGAGTTCCAGGTACCCTTGGTTACTCTCTTATTAAGTAGATTAGAAGAACAAAAGAAGATGCCTAAGTTTCCTAAGGACTCACTCAAACCTGAGATTGTCACAGGTATCGAGGCATTAGGTAGAGGACAAGACTTAAACAAGTTAGGTACTTTCCTTCAATACCTCCAACCCTTAGGACCACAGGTCTTAACGCAGGAGTTAAATGTACCTGATTATCTTGATCGTCTTGGTGCATCTCTTGGCATTGATACTGACGGACTCATTAAGTCACAGGAACAAAAGCAACAAGAGATGATGCAAGCACAACAACAGCAACAACAACAAGCACAATCACAAGTGATGGGCAAGGTAGTCGAAGGTGCCGTTAAGAACCCTGAGGTGGTAAAACAAGTAGCCGATAGTATTAAACAACAAGGACAACAGTAATGAATAAAGAGATGTTACAGAGGGCGAGAGAAACTTCTGACAAGTTAAGCCCACTTAAGCCTTTAAGAATGTTACGAGAACAAGCTAAGAAAATTAAAGCTACTGGTAACAGAAAGAATACCTATAGGGAAACTATGGGTTTAGATGATTTTAAAGCTGCATTCGCTAGAGCAAAGAAAGCAGGTAAAAAAACTTTTGAGTTCAAAGGTAAAAAGTTTACTACTAAAACTAGAGATGAAGCAGTGAGTGCTTTTCAAAAATTAATTGCTAGACATGGATCATCACCAGAACAGGTAGAAAAAGCAGCTAGGGAAATCCGTATATCACATGGTATTCCTCATCCTAAAAAGAAGAAGAAAAAGTAAAGTGGATTTAGTTGAGAGAACACTCAGGCTTTTAAAAACTGAGGAAGAAGAAAAACAAGAAGAACCCGAAGAAGAGTAAAGAATTAATATGGATGCAATTCAAACTCATAGCCCAGAAGAACACGATACTACTGTTGAGAACGCAGAGCATGTACAGGAAATGCTCGAAAAAGTAGAAGGTGTTCAATCGTCAAGTGATGATCGGCCCGATTGGTTACCTGAGAAGTTTAATTCCGCAGAGGAACTAGCTGAAGCATATCAAAACTTGGAGCAAGAGTTCCACACAAGAAACCAAGAGGAACCACAAGAGTATGCTCAGGAATCACAAGAAGTCGAAGAGTATGAAGAAGGAGATGAGGTAACCTCAAATAATATAGATAGTTTCCTAGAAGGTTATGGTTTAGATTATCAAAAG